CCGTACTTGCCGCAGTTCCACCATTGGCAATAGCAACCGTCCCAGAGGTAATTGCCGAACCAGCAAGGGCGATTGAAGTATTGCCCGAAGCCGTGAGCCGACCCTTGCTATCCACAGTAAACGTGCCCACTTGCGATGCAGAGCCGAAAGAGCCAGCAGTAGCAGTTGTTGCCGCAAGGGTTGGGTCGGGGTAGGTACCTGTAAGGTCGCCTCCAGCGGTGCCTGAAGGAGCAGCCGTTACGGTTGCGGAACCACCCAAAGAAATTGCTGAACCGTTGACTGTAACGGCGGAGTTAGTTAGCCCAGCGTTAGGAATAGTGGCGACGGACCCAATTACACCACCAGAAGTTGTCGTGACATAACCTGCAGTAGTCAGGGGCGTAGTCACTGTTCCCGTAAAAGTGGGTGACGCTAGTGGCGCTTTTGCGGCAAGGTCAGTAGTGAGGTTAGTGACCTGTGATTGAGCAACAGTAATCGCATCCGAACCACCAGAAGTGTGCGTTGACGCGTGCGCAGTCGGGGTACGGGCATCCGTAAGGCGAGCATCGCTTGTCGTAACAAGGCCCGCCTGAGCTGCTGTTTGATTTTTCCACAAGCTGCTTGTAGTGTCATACGCCAGCAAGTCATTATCGGCAGGAGTCGATGCGTATCCAGTTCCAATCAGGACGTTGTGTAACTCTTGTAGTTCAGGACCATTCTGTGGCTTAACAAAAATCTCACCGTTGTTGGAATTTGAACGAGTAACGATTCCGATAAACACAAGGTGCGCTGGAGCAACGGGCTTGTTCGCAAGACCGTAAATAAGATTACCGCTTGTACCTAACCACACTGGGTCGCCAGCGGTTGCGGTTGAGGTATCAAGACCAGCGAGAAGACCTTCGGCTACCACCTTTACCTGGGCATTGGTTGAGCCCCCCGCCTCCAACAAACCCATAGTTTTTGACGAGGTTGCTTCTGAAGCATTTGATGCCTTAGAGACAACTATGTTGGTGCCATCGGCAGATGAAACGTAGACGGCTTGACCCTTGGCAATCGCTTCACCAAGTTTTACGTCGTGCTTTATCTGCGCGGTGTAGCCAGCAGAGGGAGCGTTGGTTACATCAATGTGAAGTTCGTTTAAAGCATCCTCGTATGTTACCGATGCGTTTGTGTGATTACTGTGTGTGAATAACGGCGCAACGTAGTCTTGAATTTCTTCTTGACTAAGTTGGTTAACCCACTCAACATCGTAGTTGGTGTTAGATGCCTTAGCCAGTAACTGCCCATCGGTACCTCCGATAGGGATGCCGTACTCAGTACCCCCTCCACCTCCCGCAGTTGCACTAGATGAGAACGTTCCAACCCAAACAGGGTACGACGGGTCTCCACCCTCGAACTGAACCCAGACACCAGCGCCAACCGCGGGCGTTGCTTCTGGAGCACCAGGGTCTCGTTTAGCCCATGCCCAGTCGGTTACAGCGTCCCCAAGAACCTGGGGTACCTGGACTCGTAGACGTCCGCGGGTAAGAGGGTCGCGGGTGTCAAATACAATTCCACGGTACAGCCCAGGAAATCTCCTGTTGCCGTAATCGTCTGTAAACATTAGGTTCTAGTTACTACAATCGTGTAGGTGCTGGTGGTCAGCCTGTCTTCGGATACGCACTTTACCGTGATGGTGTTTGCCCCCACCGCGAGAGGTATCACCGCGGTTGGGTTGTAAGAGTAAATGTTAGCTCCGACTCCAGCGGTAACGGTCATGCCCGTAATTCCACCAAGCGACAGTACCGTGCTAGCGGAAGAGGTTGCTCCCGTATACGCGTACGTTGTCGAGGCAAAGGTAATTCCCGTTACGTTTGATAGCGCCAAACTCGAGGGAGTGGCGTCTGTAGACAAGGCGGAGAGAGTAGCGCTGTTTGCCTTAATAATGGGAATTTCATTTGCCGCACACACTAGGGGAAGTCGAACAGCTGTCCCGCCCAAGCGGTTTAGTTGGGTAACGCTAACGTTTTTAATCCCAGGAACATAACGGAGCCAGTACTCAATTTCCTCTGGGTAAAGAGTTTGTGCAAATGAGACGCTGTTGAATCCGTACTTGGCAGAAAGAATAGTCCGAATTGTAGACTCAATCTCTGCCGCGGTGTACTGGTCCTCCTTGGAGTACTTAACCTCAAGGGTTACAGGAACGTACGTTGGGGGAGCAACCGTAACTGTTACTCCAATTTGCGTTTTATCCGTAAGCTCAGCCAGTGCCGCGGCGTAGACGTCGCCCCACACAACTGCGTTCAAGGCATCGGGGATAGTGTTTGCCGCAAACTCTGCTTCGTACGTAGTGGGGTCGTAACCTGGGTACGGGTCTTGCGCGCTGTCTTCTGCCGCGGGAGCGACGTAGGTAGTTACCGAGGTAAAGGTTTCTGCATAAGCATTTGCCTTGCCAATGACGGTTGCCCCAAGCGCTAGATTTGCGTAATCCTCGAGCGCAACTGCTCGTTTCATTGCTCGAAGCGCGTACGGCGCGTTCTTACGGACAGTAGACGAAGACTCGGGGTCACTACCACCAACGGCTGCGGTGTTAGTAATGGTAAGGCTACTTGCGATAGCGCTAAAGTTTGGTACGCCAGGAATTCGGTAGATAGCGTTCAACGAGTTTGCGGGAATACGTCCCACAGACCCACCACCAACAACGTACTGAACTTTAATCAAAGCGTTAGTAGTTGGAATCTTTCCTGTAATTCCGTCTCCAAAAACTACATACACAAAGTTATTAGCGTCAGTGTACGTAGTAAAAACAGAGTCGGTATCGGCCCCGTCAATAAGGTTGGCGATAAACGTCCATTCCTCGTACGCGTCATTGCGGAGCACGTATACGCGCACTGAATCTTCGACTACTTGATTTTCTAGTAGTCGGTATTCTTGGTTAGCAGAGCCGTCTGACGCACCAAGTGCCTCGCCCGACGTACCGTTTTCTTCCGCGTTACCAGGTCGTAGGGAGATGTTTTCTCCGTGAGAAGCGCTGACATCTACAAAGCTGTTTGCAGGAACTGTTGCTACTGCCAACGTCTCAAAGATGATGTTGATTACGGTGTCGCCGTTCACATACTGGCCGCTCAACTGTGTTCCTATAGGAAGAACGATTGCCGATGCCGACGAGTTGGTGAATCGAACGGTACACGTTGCTGCTTGATACCCCGCGGGAGTGTATCCAAACATGCGCGAAATGTTAAGGATTGATTCTCGTTGATTGGCGGTATCTAAGGACAGTTCGTTAGCGACTCGGTCAATGTAGTACGACATAACGTCACCCATGTAGGCAAACGCCTCGACTATTGCCATACCAAAGTCATTTGCGTCAGTTCCCTGCCACGCGTTATTGGTGCGGTCCTTGATTCTCTCAATCAACGCGGTACGGATAGAGTAAAAATCTCTATCTGTGTAATCAATCGTTGTAGGGATTACCTCTACTTCATTAGCCATTTCTATGCCTCGCTAATCGGGGAAGAACCAGAGATGTTGACTATTCCCATTGTTGTTTCTGCTAAATTATTATTTGGAAGAAAGTAACCGACGGTTACGTTTAAAACGCCTGAACTGGTGTCAAAAGAAAAATCTACTGTATCAAGGCTCAACTTTTCAAGGTTATTGGCAAATGCAATCTCAATCTCTCTGGTGAGGATTTCGCGCGCCATAGACTCGGTATTGAACTCAATATCCGCAATAGCAACCCCGTACGTAGGGCGAAGTAAGCGCTCGCCAACGGATGTTCCTAAAGCGGTCTTTACTCGGTATTCCCAAATCTTTTCAGGGTCAGCGGTAGCGGCAACTGCTCCGCCACCAGTCAGGGCAAACGGAAGTTGAATCGCGCGTTCTGCGCGGAATGTAGACCTACTTAGTTCTGCCATTAGTCACTCCAGTCGCTTGCCATCGTGCGTTATCCTTACGGAATCCCGCGTCCTTAGGCCGTATCTGTGAACTTCCAATCCTTATGGATGGTTTCCACTGGGCACCTATTGCGGTACCCTTTTTGATTGCTTCGGGAATGTTTACAGTTCCCTTTTCCCAATCAATTGCGGGCCTTAGATTTGTTTGGTTATTTTTGCCAGTGCCATCCGTAAGGATGACTGCTTCGATTTCGTATTCCCCGTTGGAACGGATGGTGTGTCTAGCCTCTTTGACAATCCAAAGACCGTCTGTCAGAGGGCCCGTTCCCAATACGCGTACTGGATTGAACGGGGAGATTCTAGGGTCTCCCTTACATTTTACCTTGGCGGGAGTATTGAATCTCGCCATAGTGGCGGCACCTTCTGCCAGGTCCCTAGCCGTTTGAGATGACTGAATTACCTGGTCGCTTCTAAACTCCTTGAACAAAACGTCTGCGTTAGAGTCGCGGAGCCCAACGCCCATGTCCGCGGGAGAGGCCGAGTTCTTTGTCACAACACTGGTGGTCGGATTTACTCCACCCGTTTGTTTCTCCGCGCGTTGCGCACCTGACGTTTCAACGTTGTCTCCTTTGAGAACCCTGAACGACGCAAGTGTTTTGTCGTAGTGCTTAACTCCGCTGGAAACGTAGTTATCGTCAATGAATAGCAGGGCAGAGTTTGTTGCTCCCGCGTTTAGCGCACTATCAACCTTTTTAAGATGAATGTTAGTTCCCTCGCAGTAGAGCGCGTATCCAATTTTCTTAGCGTGCTCAGACAGCCATTCCCAGTAAGAGTGGCCCGCCATGGTCAGTTGGGGAAATCTTGTTGGGTGGCTATCAGAAACCAGATTCATACCAAACTCGCCTGCAATAATTCGGGCGACATCGGGGATTGTCATGTTTGAGAAAGTGCGCGACGCCCGTTCCTTCAGGGGGTAACTAGCACCAACGCAATGCACCTGCATTGGTTTAGCCATTTTGGTTTGCACAGTCTTGGAAACGTGAGACACATACCCCACCCACTGCTTGCTGCGCCCCTGCTGTGCCCACTCAACTAAAATCGGAAGACCAGTAGGAATGTCTTTGAACCAAGTTTCTGAAGTACGGATAAAGCTGACCACCAACACATCGTGGCAATACTGCTTTTGGTAGATGTCGATATACGCCGCTTTTTGTGTAAGGCTGGGCATCGTAGGAAACGACACCTTGAAAGTAGTGCCTCTGCGGAGTTTACCTGGCTCAGCCCGCACTTGGAATCCTCAAGGTAGTTCCAGGTTCAATAGACATTGGGTTAGGAAGTTCAGGGTTAAAGTCTAGAATCCTCCACCATTTTTCCGCATCACCGTAGAACCGAATAGCTAGCAAATCAAGTCGGTCATTTACGGTCCACGTGTGAGTAAAGTACTCGGTTGTTTGTGTTGGGAATACACGGGTAACAACTGCTTCGTAACTATTGTTAGCTCGTTTAAACGAACGGAAGATGTTTCCTTCGGCGTATCGGCTGTCTGAGTAAATCATTTGTTCTCCTAAACCTGATAGTCGGGAATGCGGTTAAAGGTGATGCTCACCGTAGAAAAGATGGGGACCATTCGTTCGTCGAAGATTCGGTGGGAAACAGAGATTGCTCCAATGTATCCCCAGTAACGAAGCTTGTGTCCCAAGTGAAGGTCGACGGGACGACCCGTAAGGAAGCCAATGTCTGAGGTAGTTCCGCGGAAACGGGTGTCTAGTTTGTACCCAAGAATTGTACTAAGCAAGAACTCTACGTCGTACATAGTTCCGTAGTTATAGATACGGCTCTGGTCCTCCTCGCTGGGCTGCACTGGTGCGTACGGGTTTCTGTCGCCGCGCCGTCCCGCCTTGAGCTTTCCATCGGTTCCGTAGTACTGGAAGTCAAAGATTCGGTTTAAAACCAGGTCAAAGGTAATCGTGCTCATGGTCTGTTCACCAAGCAAGTTAAACCGCTCAAGACCCGAGGATTCCATTGCCGTGTCTACGTCGGGACTTCCTGCCCACGCCATGTCTAGCGTGCCAGGATTGTAGTGAAATTGAAACGCCCAACGCTTAAACGTAGAGTCGTTTGGCCTTTGCGTTTCAGAGATAACGGTAAAGTTGTCTTTCTTTCCGCCGTCTGCGTAAAGCCAAATCATTCCCTTATTGCTACTGGCGTCTTTCCATAGCTCTTCGGCAGTAGTCACTGATGTCGGGGTATTTCCGCCCTTCATCAAGTTTGCAAGATTCTGAAAGTCTTTTCCAGCGGAGAAGTACGCTTCTTTGACCATTCCAACGTTGTATTTCAGAGCCTTGCTGCCGTAGTCGTAAATAAACGCGTTGGGGTCGGGAGTGTTGGGTGCAACTGTCGGAGTTGCCTCAATTTCGAAGCCCAACTTAGTTATCTGCTTTTCTGTTTCCGAAATTCCTGTAGAAAGTTCCTTGTTAACAATGTCTATGAAAGTAACACGTGCCAAGCGGTCTTTTCCTTTAAGTCCCTCGGGCCAGTACTTCCCACTTTTTTTAGTTAAATTCTTATCCATGTATTTTTTAGTAAAGCTGACGGTCCTGTTGTACACAGGAACATAGCTTCCAGAAACTAAAGTTTGAGTATAAAACTGTACGTCTAAAGCGGGCTTCTCCCCGCCGTTGGGAAAAAAATTGTCAAGAAACTTGGGAGTACTAACTGCAATGGCGTCGTCAAAAGCGTTAGTACTGTGGAGAGGGTAAACTTTAGAGCCAGTAACAAACGTAACTGCTTTGGGAGTACGCGACGTTCCAGAAACGTTAGCGGGACCCCAGGCTCGGTAATACGCCGCCAGAGCAATTCCCTCTTCTCGTTGGTTCTTTAGCTTTGTTCGCAGCGCGCGCAACTGATTTACTTTTAACTCTGCTAGTCCAGGGTAGGTTTGCCCAACACGTGCGTAATCGTCAATGCGGTCGGGAATAGGTGTGAGTGCCATTACATGCGTCCAATCTTCATAATGTCGCTGTCATCCTCAAGAGTTTCTTGTACAATCTTGGCAAATCGTCGGGCCTCTGCTTCTGAGGCAGACTTGACATTTACATTGATGACGATTCCGCCTCGACCGCCGCGGCTTGGAGAAGAGCTAAAGTCAACCATCCCACCGCCACCAGTAGAGCCAAGACCGACTGCCGTAGGTCCGCCCTTACCCGTTTTCCCTGTCGAAGCGTCTTCTTTAGGGTCCATAATGCTTTTGAAAGTTCCAAAGATGTTTACGGTAGACGCAGGAGTAGTCAGGTACTCTGATGTGTCTGCCGCGCCAAACCCAAGAGTTGCAAGAATAGAGCTGCTGCCGTTGACGTTGGCGGACGTAGATGAACCAAACGTTTTTGCCGCACCGCCGTGCTTGCCCGAGTCAGTCTTTCCGCCTGTGCGCGACGTATTAGTAATTGTTGCTTTTACGGACCCGCCACCAAGACCAGGAACAACCGTTGCTGGGTCAATGTGTGCCCCGCCCTTGAGTACCTCAAAGTGAAGGTGGTTTCCTGTTGAAGTACCTGTCGTGCCCATGCTTCCAATACGCTGACCAGCAACAACGGTGTCACCTTTTTTAGCAATGAGCTTGGACATGTGGGAATAGGTAGTCACGTACCCATCGCTGTGGTCAATCTTTATGTGCTGTCCGTAACCACCGCTTGTTCCAGAAAAACTAACTTTACCGTCCGCCGAAGCACCAATTGGCGTTCCTGCGGAATTGGCAATATCGACACCTTTGTGGAACGAGCTTGCGCCTTTAACTGGTGGGGTTCGAGGACCAAACCCAGAAGTAATACTTCCGCTAGCAGGTCGAACAAACTTTGGCTTAGCGCCCTTTCCTGAAGCGGAGGTCTTAGTTCCAGAGGTATCTGTTGCCCCACCAATACCCTCATAGCCACCGCCTGTACCGCCCATCAGGGCACCAATACCTGATGACAGTAGTCCAATACTTCCACCGATAATAGCTCCAGGAACACCGAACATTGCGCCAGCAAGAGCTCCCGACGCAGTTGCCCCAAGAATGTTTCCTGCGACTCCCCAGCCGTCGCCCTTCTTTGCAGCGTCGTGCGCACCTACTGCCGACATACCGACACCCACTGCACCGCCTGCAACACCCAGCCCTTTAAGTGCAACACTTCCGACCTTGCCCGCTGCAGCCATTAGTCCCTTGCCCGCTGCGCCAGCCTTGCTTCCCAAATAACTTCCCGCCGCAGTGAGAGCTGCTCCGCCCAGCCCACTGCTGTCCAGGCTTTTAAGCAACCCCCCAGCAGCACCACCAGCACCCGTTGAGGTAATTGCGTCGACCGCGGCCTTGAGTCCTCCTACCGAAGCGGCAAGTCCTTCCATGCCCTTGTTCAAGGTCTCAATGATTGGAACAGCCGTTTTTAGTCCTTGAATGTAAGACGCTTGTCCTGCCTGCATAACGCCTTCTTCAGAGGCGGCAATGGCGTTAAGTTCCTGCTGGGGGTTGACAAGGCCCTTGGCTTCGAGGCCCTTCATGGCAGCGTCTACTTCTCGCCTGTTAGACAGGTCAAGTTCTTTACCAGAGTCGGCACGGTACAGTTCCGACAGGTAGTACATCTGTTGCTGGTCTTCGGACATTCCAGAGTTTTTAAGGAACGAACCTAAATTACCTCGACGGAAAGACTCTTGAACGTCGGTTACAGATGCCCCTGCTCGTCCAGCAGTAAGTCGGTTATGGATTTCTCCAAAGAGTTCTTTCTGTGTCTTTACCGCACCCGTACGAGGGTCAGCCGTAAAGATACCCATGGTACGAAGTAGGTTCATGGATTGTCCACCAGCGCCCGCTGTGAGCCCCTCTAACGCTGCCGCAGCGCGGTTGGTGTCCATGTTCAAATAACGAGCAGCGCCACCCACACCAGCCGTAAGCTGCGCCTCGTAGCCACCCCCCATGGTGACACCACGCTGACCGTAGAACTGCGCCAGTTGGGCTGTAGCCATAGGGCTCTGGATACCAAACTTGCCAAGACCGTTTTTGAGACGGTTGTACATCGCACCCTGGCCCATGGTGGCGTTTCCGCCCTGCATGACCCCAGCGTTGTAGTACCCAGTAGCACGCTCAATTACAGACTGAGTAGAGGGAAGGGCTCCAAAACCAGCCTTGAGGATGTCCCCGCCGATTGCCATGCCCATGCCAATTCGCTCGCCAGCGGACATCTTGCCCAGCGAGCCAGACATTTTATTGCCGCCATTGGTTCCCAGCGAAGAGGTAATCTTTCCAATGGTCTTTTCAATATCAGACCACGACTTAGCAACGCTTTTCAGCGCCTTGTCTTGCTGGCTTACTTCACCAGTAATCTGCTTCAGCGATACGCTGATATCTTTTGCCATTGACTACTCTTTCATAAAAGCTTTGGCTAACTCAACCCAGTTCTTGCGCTCTCGGAATGAGAGGTTCTGGATTTCAGTCAGGGTCCAACCTTTGAACTTCTTGGTTAGAAACAACCACTCGCTCATGAGGTCGGTGTACTTATCCACTTTAGATACGAAACAACCTTCCGATGTTAATCGGAACCACCACCTCACCGTCGCACTCGGTGCAGGGAAGCTTGATGTCATCAAACTTTGGCCCAGCAATCCGTGCGGCGATTTCTTCTGCGATAATCTCACGGTCACGGAGACCGATGTCGAGAATCTGGCGGGTGTCGTAAACAGGCATTCCGTTAATTTTGTTGACCGTGTTGTGGAGAAGGATTGTCGCCAATTCAGGACCAGTTTTGTCCAGGTTGGCAGTCATTTCTTTCTGAGCCTTCCCATTAGGGAGGCTTACTTCGTACTCTGTTCCCGTGCGACCTTTAACGGTAAACTCGCGGTCAGCAATGGGGTCTGCGAGCGTCTTGCGCTCAATATCCGCGACAAGGTCAACGGCAACGGTTTTGGGGGTATCGCATTCTATGCAAAATCCAGATAGTTCAGCAGGGTTTCCAAATGTTACGCGGTAGATTCCAAGGAGGAGTTCATCTCGGTCCCCGCCCAGGACGAGGTCAAGAACAGCCTCGGTCACAGGTTCGTTACCAATCTTTACAACTCCGCGGGAAAGAATCATGTTGATTGCTCGGGGAAGACTTCCCGTGCGAGCAATCGCCTCCTCATCTCGTCCCGTCAGTTCCCGAACCTCGGCGGTCTTGACGAGCTCCCCAGCGGTGGTAATGTAGCCGCCAGGGAGTTCGACAAGAGTGTCCGAAGGGAACTTGACTTCAACTTTTACTTCTTCGTCTTTTGGTTCAGCAAGAGCATCTTCAATCAGGGAATTAGCCAGATTTGGATTAGATGCCGCCTTGATGGTCTTTGTAGTGCTCATGTAGTGCTCCTAGTGTTAGTTATTACGCGTTGAACTCGGGGGCGTTTGAACTCAGGCTCGATGCCCAGTTTACGTCGAATCCTTCGTGAACAACGGTCATCTGCTCAACGAAGATGGCGTTGTCACCAGCGTTTAAGTCCGAGTACGCGATGGCGGTAATCCATGCGTTGTAGACGTTGAAGCGCAAAGCAACGTGGTCATCCGAGGCAGCGTTTGCTCCAGCAGCGCCCGCTCCCGACCCAGGAATTGGGTGTGAGAGAACAGAGATTTCGATGTCGCAACGGAAGTTTCCGATGATGTCATCTCCTGCGCCGTTGGTGAGTCCACCAGTACCTTGAACGGTCTGGAAGAGCTGACGCATCCAGTCCCAACCGTTACGGGTACCGACCTGCACGCCACGCTGAAATGTCATGGGCGAGAACGAGGTCTGTCCAGGAATCTGGTGGAATGTGGTGTTGTACCCACCTTCACGGTAAGGGATGGAGTCGGTTGTCACTGCGAGTCCCGAAACCGACGTGAATCCGTAGGTGACGTCTTTCATTCCCGTGGTAGCGGAACCTGCCCCAGCACCCGTACCAGTGTACGAGGCGTTTTGGGGCTTGAACGTTACGAGGAACCGAAAGTTACGAATCGGGTCGGTCGCGAGAGACGAGCGGTCGTTGATAATTGTTGGCATGTCTTATCTCCTAGCTAATCGTCTTTTGGCTGAGTGTGATGACCACGAATTCAGCAGGGTATTCGAGCGCAACACCGACCTCAATGTTGACCTCACCATTGGCGATGTCTTGAGCGATGTTGTTCTCTGCGTCACACTTCACGAAGTAAGCGTCGGCGGGGTTTGCTCCGCGGAGCCCTCCCTGGTTGCGGTATTCGTTAAGGAATACACCCAGCACAGTTCGGACCTGCTTCCACAGAACTTCGTTGTTGTTCTCAAACACAGCGAACTGCGTCAAGTCGGTGATGCGCTTGCGCAGGTAGTTGAGCGAACGACGCATTGCTACGTACTTGTTCGCGGTACCGTCCTGAAGCAGCGTGCGTGCTCCGTAGACAACCACGCCTGCACCAGGGATGCTGCGGATAGCGTTTACGGGGTACTGGTTGGAGTTCAAGGCGTCAAGGTTAGCGGACGTCAAGATAACTTCGGGAGCGATAACTCCTACCATGCTTGCGCGAACACCTGCGGGAGACTTGAACGGGCCAGCCTGACGGTCCGTTGACAAGATGATTCCTGCAACTGAACCTGACGGACCAATCTTTCGAAGCGCGGAAGCGCTACGTCCCAGAGGGTCTTGGATAAAGATGTTCGGGTAGTACACTGCTGCGTACGAAGTACCGACGCCACCGTTCAAGCCAGCGGCGTACGACAGGGCCGAAGCGTTGCTCAGGCTCGGTGCGGTATCTATTACCAAGAACGAGTTGTTGACTTTGACCCAATCAATGAGCTCGTCGTATACGTCCGTGAGAGCTAGACCAGCCGCATCGGGAGCGAACATAACCAGTGGTCGGTCAAGGTCCGAGTAGTTAGCCACGGCGGTACCAAAGTCGGCAGCCGCAATAGCTCCACCGTTCGCGCCAGACGTAAGTGGGAGGAGCGTCGTGTTAGGCGTTCCAGCGGGGCTTGCAACCGAGGTGTAGGAAATGTACTCCGAAAGCGCGAGGACTGTTCCAGCAAAATCCGCGGAAGTCTGGTCTGTGAATACAACGTTTTGCCACAGTTCCAGGACAATATCATCGGCTGAACCTACCGCGCCACCAACTTCTTGGTAGACAGTAACGTTGAAGTAGCCTGCGGTTGCCGAGCTCGACACCTGGACGCGAAGCTTGTTTCCGTCTGTTCCCAAGTTTTTTGCCGTAAAAGTACCCATTTGAACGGGAGTTGCAGCGGTGTTGTTGAGGATGACCGCAGCACGAACAGCGTCGCTTTTAAGGACACGTCGAACGTAGAGTTCTGTTCCGCCGTTCTGAAAGAACTGCGAGACACTGAATACTGCGGGGAAGGAGGTGTTGTAGCCTCCGAACTTCTTAGAGAAGTCGTACCACGATGTCACAAGAGTGACCGTGGTGGGCCCCTTTTCAAACGGTGCGATTACGGCACCAGCTGCGTTAGCTGTTCCGAAAGACGCGATTTGAGAGGGGAGAGTGCGTTCACTGATGAAAACGCCAGGACGACCAATGGTCATTTTTTCTCCTTAGTTAGGGTTGTACAGTAGGTAACGAGTAGTTACGAAATAGTGTCAGATAGTGTTCTGGTGAATGTTGTATCCCCAGGACGACCGTTTACGAATGTTTGTTGAGTGTTGATGTTGACGCTGAGCGTCTTGTAAAGTTCTACAAGAGCTCCCTGTACGACTTCCGAGGAAACTCGTACAGTAAAAGAGTTGATGAAGGTTCGCTTCTGATTTTCGGTCAGGTCGCGCTTTGCAACATCAAGCACATCTAAACGACGAACAGTTCCGTCGTCAAGTTCAAGGATGCCCGAACGGATTGGGAGACGCTCAGCCAAGAGCTGTCCAACCAACGCGCGGTCGTGGCGAGGGTGACGTGCATACGTCGTAATCTGGTAGTCAAGGCTAACGGGAATCGGCAAGTCAATTTCAAACGCCTGCGTCTCAGGGTCAAATCCTGCCGACAATCTACTTTCAAGATAGACTGGCGAAGCTTTGCCGCGCATCTCACGCTCAGGGTCACGACTAATGTCAATCATGTCGATGGTGATGTACGGGTAATTCTGTGCACGAATTTCTTGGTCAGGTTGACCAAACCAAACTCCGACCTGCCGAGGAGTATCCGAACCGTCAGCTTTTTGGTCGTAGACAAGCATGCCCTGCATCTTTTCGCGCAGCGCCTTGTCCTCAGAAAGAAGAAATGCCATTAGTCGTTATCTCCCATGTGCTGAACAAAACGTTCTCCGAGGAACTTAGACATCGTGTCGGGAGTCGTGTCGTACTTACGGATGGTTGCCTTGGGGGTGTTGTCGGGGTCGCCATACTCGGCAATCCACGCCTGGTCCCCTACGGATGCGGGGAATCGCACGTTAAACTGCCCATCCTTATGGACAACGCGAAGCTTACGGACAACCTTGTCTTCCCAACCTTGCGCGCGTGCTCGCTCACGAAGGTCGGCAGTCATAAACAGCGCGGTATCTGTCGTCGCGCGTTCGTGTGCCCTATCGAGGTTGTACATCTGGCTTACCTGTGTGGGGTTTGACTGAAGTGAATGAGCCTCGAACGTAACCTGCGGCGTATTGACCAAGCATCGCTTCCATGCGATTGTTGGGTCTAAAGCCAACCGATGTGGCACCGCGGACGAACTCTTCACGTTCGTCAAAGCCATAGTAGTCGTTTGCACGCTCCCACCATGGTTGCCACTTATTCTTCGGAGCATTCATTTCGCAAAATCCCTATACAGGTACGCAGGTCCAGCCTAAGCTGGGTAGGCACCGCACGGTAACCTACTCTTCTAGAATAGGTAACTTACGAGGAAATGTCTGGGTGAACTACTTGCGCTTAGCCTTGATGCCCTTGATAATCTTGGCATCAATCTTCTTGTCCTGCTGCATAGTTTTGGGCTTTGCCTTGGCAGCGTGCTTCTTGTCGGCTGCCTCAAACTTCTTCTTCTCCGCTGCAGACATGCCCTTCATCATAGCGGCGTCTTTCTTCTTGTCCTTGGCTTCGGTGTACTTGCCCTTTTCGTAGGACGGGGTCTTCTTTGCTACCATGTTATTTACTCTTTCTGTAGTTAGCGGTTTTCTTTGCGACCTTCTTAGGCTGAGCAACAAATTGCTCACCCTTTTTATTGCCCTTTGCTTTCGCGGCGTTTGTCGCCCGCTTTTCAGCGGGAGTCAGGGCTGCCCACGCTTTTTCTGGAAGATATCTCTTCTTACCTTTAGACGGCTTACCGTCTGAGGTAGTCCACTTTTCTTTAGTCCATTTATCTAAAGACTTCTGGGGTGCTGCCTTAGCCATTAGTTCTTGTAACCCCCGCCAGCCTTCTTGTATTCAGAGGCTAAGAGTTGTGCTTTGCGGGCAGACCATTCTCCTGGGTCGCCGCCTTTACTCCCAGCTTTAATCCTATTGAAGATAGTCTTGCGCAAACCAGGCTTAGTGTAGTTTCCCGCAGAGTTTACCGTCGACTTAGCGGCGGGCTTCTTGGGGGCTGGCTTCTTGGCTGCCATTACTTCTTCTTTGCCTTCAAGCGCTTTGACATTGCGGCAGCCTTACTCTTGGCATCTGCCTTTGAGGATGCTCCCCATGCTTGAAGGGAAAGAAGGAGACGAGTCGGCTCACCGTTAGGCTTGCGCTCGGGACCAGGCATTCCGCCCATTCGAGCAAGGAATGATGCCCGACGAGGATTATCGCCAGACTTTACAGGAGACTTAAGGTCAGAGCCAGGGTTAGCTTTCTCGTAGGACTTACGTCCCTTTTCGTTAAGCCCACCCTTGGGATTCTTGCCCGCCTTCTTTTGCCATGCCTCACTTGCCATTGTCTTTGCCCCGTCCACAGGTGCAATTTCCGTTACACATTCTTGCTCCTTGCTTTTCCTAATGAGTTCTTCTTACGAGAGGGAAGCGACTGGTCGCGCTTCATGTTTGGGTTTTTAACCACAACCTTTTTAGGGTCTACAGGCTTACGCTTTGTTGGCATTACTTCTTCCCCGCTCGTCGTTTGTTTTCTTTAGCAACATTGCTGCTCTTAGATATTGCCCTAAGATTACCAGACGAGTTATTGCTTTTGTTGTTATCTTTGTGGTCAACTTCGGTCTTTCGTGGAAGCTTTCCATTCTTAGATTCGTACTTGGCACGAGCCTCATTCTGAGAGGTTGTTTTCCATCCGTCCTTGGTTTTAACTTTGGTAACCATGATGGAACGTCCGCCATTAGCATCCGAGCCCTTGTAGGGACCGAATGTCTTTTTTGTGCCGACAGCTACTTTCTTTGTAGCTTTCTGCTGAGCTTTTGATTTAAAAGGCATTACGCTATTCCAAGGGTAGTTACAGTGCCCGAAGAGCCGCGGTACTTTAGAGCACCCGCCTCAACGTAGATGATTCCTCCACCAGAAAGGTTAGCCGCGGGGGCGGTACCATTTTGCATAAGAAGTCGGTCTGCGTTAATGTACTGGAAATAGTCGATAGAGCCCGCAGAACCACCAGTCCCCGACAAACCAACTAAAGTTGACGTTGGCTTATCAAAAACGCAGTTGATAATTGAATAGAAGCCCGACAAAGAAACTGGAGCAACGGTAGTCAGTGCTGAAGTCAAGAACTGGGAGTTAGCCAGGGTAACAACACTTGACGCGGAGGATGTAACCGCATTAGTTACAGCAGCCACAACTATAGAGTCCACGATACTCAGAGTACCCGCCGTTACTGCTGGAGCAACGCAAGACATAGCACTCTTAATAATAACGTTTGCACCAGCGTTATTTACTGTTACAAAATTAGGGTTGCCGTCATTGACGGTCACAAGCCCAGAGCCAGTAACGTTTAGAGCAGTGCCCACATCACAGTTGTGAATGTCGGTAAAAGTTGCGTTCCCACTTTTAGTCAAAGTTCCAGTGATATTGCTGTTAATAATGTTTGGAACTCCAACGCCCGTTCCAGCAGTTATTGTAAGGTTTGTCATAGTTAAGCCAGCAATGGTACAGCCAACAGATGTGCTAACTGTTCCAGAAATAGCGGTGTTACCGCCTAGGGGTTCATACGTAGTCAGTACCGTGTACTGAGCAGTTATAGAGGGACTTTCAGTGTAGGTTCCTGGGTGGATAACGATTGTTCTACGATTTCCAGTAACTAACGTCAACGCTTTAGTGATAGTAGCAACAGGGTTTAGAATGTCACCATTACCCGTAGTGTTATTTCCGTCTACTTGGCTAACGTGGATTTCGTAGTCGTAACCAGTGAAGTTTGCACCAGGCTTTGTGTCTAGGTAATCCAGGGCAGTGTTGAGGACTGTTCCCCAGTTGTTCTGGTCAATAGTTGGTTTTACAAGTGGCATTTTTACTTTCCGTACTTTCCTGTGCCGTATCCGCCAGCGCCGTAGATGGCTGTACGAATGTCCGATATTGGAGGAAGAGCATAGTCTTGGAACTGCGGGTCGTTGACCAGCTCTTCGGGGTTAACCTGGTTGCAGTCGAGGGTGATGACTGCCCAGTGGGTGCTGAAGTGACCGCGAGGCATTACGATAGTGGGTCGGTAAACCTGACCCTTGAACACAATGTGGTCCTTGATGTGCAATGACGGGTCTTTAGTTTCAAAGAACCCAGGGAATTTGTTATTCATTTCGTCAGCGTTAAGAACAAGGCGAAGAGTGTCGCTGGTGTAGAAACCGCGCGTGTTCATGACGTTGCCACCAGAAATAAAGCGAGCCATGACAACTTCAACCTTGATGGGGTCTTTCCATCGACGGCCCCCGCTAGCGACTGAGCTGGATACGTCATAGATGTCGTCTACAACGGTAGAGAAGTTGTTGTCTAAGTACGTCTGGTCGAATTCCCACCAGTCAACTTGAACACCAACCATGTACCCAAGGTCTTCAGTGATTCCCTCGTAAATAGCAAGGGATTCGTATTCGACGTCAAAGCGTCCTTGCAGTCTAGTTCCACGCATTATCCAACAACCTTCCAGGCAGTGCCGTCCCAAACGTACATAGCGCCAAGCGTCCACGCCGAGGCTGTTCGAACGTAAACCTCGGAGGGAGCCCACGTCGTAGAGTTTATCCGAACAGGAGGACCCGCGGGCAGGGTGGTCTGCGTTGCGGTAGCAAAATCACTTTGAGTGGCGTTACTCGAGTTTAGGGCAGAAACACGGAAATTGTATTCGGAGTTAAAGGCAAGCCCCGTTACCGTATACGCGGACGTAGTTCCAGCGTAACCAGTGTCTGTCCACGTTGCGTCAGCCGAAAGTTTAAACTCTACTTTGTACGCTGTAAATCCAACGGGGTTGTCGTCCCAGTTTAGCTCCACCTCGTTTGCTGTAAACGAGACAACAGAAAGATTAGTAGGGGTAGACGGCAGGGTCGCTCGCGACAACGTGGCGTATCCACTAGAAAGAACATCCGTAGGGTTCTCAGTCAAAACACGGAAATCATAGATGGTGTTTTGAGTAAGGCCAGTTACTGTGTACGCTGACGTGGTTCCCGTGTACCCCGAGTTTACAAACGTTGGGTCAGCGGCTCGCTTGTACTCTACCTTGTACCGCTCAAGACTGGTTACTTGTCCATCCCAGTCCAAGGCAACAGTAGTTGCCGTAGCTGTTGCACCCGTTAAGTTAGTTGGTTGTGCAGGGGGAAGAACAGCCGTGGCAGACCATGGGCCGTTTCCGTCTACGTTTACTGCGCGTGTTTGGTAGTAGTATTTTTGGGTTGCGGTGAGTCCCGTGATGGTGGTCGCCGCGGGCGGCGTAGCCATAGTGACCGCTGTTGCACCAGAAAAACTTGTGGTCGTGCTTTGCTGGTACTGATAAGAAGTAATTGTTGCCGCGGGGGCTGCGGTGGGAAACGTTGCCGCCGCAGAAACTATGGTCGCGGTAGTGCCGCTAGTAGCGCGAGTAAGTGTGGGTTTTGCGGCGGGAGCATCGGGTGTACGAGTGAAGTCTGAGGTATCGGTCGATGTTCCCGTGAGGTTCGGGGGGTCTACGTTATAGCTATTAGTCTGAGTGTCGTTTCGCCACCGCATTGTAAACGCCATTGACGGAGATGACCCGTCCTGCTCATGGGTAATGGTAAAGTCTTTTGTGGTGACAATAATTATAGAGTTAAAACTGGTGGAGGTGTCCCAGTTATTGGCTGAAATGTTTTTTCTAACTCCGTTTAACTCAATGTATCCGCTTGAGTCCCAGTCAAATGCTCGGTTGTTTCCGTTACCCAAGTACAGGTCTACTCGAACAACGGATGTATTGGCGACCACGTCTGTCGAAAGCTCGTAAATCTGGGCACGCAAATAGTACCCTCGGGACGAGGTTCCGCCAGTGTACTGAGTCATCGGCTATCTTACGCCGTGAACTTAATCCACACGTCGCCAACAGCGGGGCTGGCAGGACCAGTAGCGCCCGACTTAACAGTTACCTTGGGGTAAGACACGTGGGTGTCCGTGGAGCCCGTGTAGCGAGTAAACCCGCCCTGAAGAGAGAGCGTCCCCGAAGTCTCCGAGAGGGGAGTTGTCGTGCTTCCAGTAACAGCGGTAATGAGCGCGGCTGGGTTTGCGAAGGGAAGGGTTTCGTATACCGTCCCAGCAGCAACGCCAATTTTAAACTTACCCGCATCGGCTCCATCGGTTGTAATTCCGACTTCTCCAGGGGCAAGTACCACGCCTACCCAAGCGGCAGCGGTTCCACGGCGAAGTTGGATTTTAGTAATACGAGGCATTTATTTCTCCTTAAAGAATTGCAGTGTAGCTCTTACGCGTAAAGAAGTCGCCACCAATGATTTCGATTTCTTCAGCAGTAATGGGGTCGACCCGCTCAACTTGCCACCAGCAACGGTTGGGAAGCCTAAGGGTTTCGTCGCGGGTCAACGCCAAGGTAGCGGTGTACGTCCACTCTCCGTCACGTGTCACCATGATTTCCAAGGCGCTAAGTGCAATGACGGTAGTGATTGTGTCGACAAAAGTAAATGTAGTTCCTGATACCGCAGTGATTGTCTGTGCTTTTTCAGTAATCTTTTCAGCACCTGCAATGTACAGAACAGGCGTATCAGCGTCGTAAATCCACACTTTTTGCCCAACAGTAAAGCCGTGAGCACCGTCTGTTGTTACAACGGTTGTGCCGCTTCCTGCCGTGCGTGCAATCGCCGTGACAGTCCTTGTTGGTGCGGTGGACGTGACCGACAGGTCAAATTGCCTAACAACCTGGGCGCTGCCGCGTTGGGTAAGCAACTGGGCAATAAACTCGTAACCAGTGTACGACCCAACAAAGGTCGTCGTGGCGCTGAAAGCAATGTCTTGGTGAGCGGTAAGCGCACTTGTCTCCGTAGGCCACGCAACGTTTGCGTCGCCGTAAGTGGGGTTGGAAAGCTCCACACGCTGGGAAACCGACTTGTCGTCGACCTCCTGCGGCTTGTACACGGGAACGTAGCGGTTGGTGGTCTTCGAGATTCGGCGCAATGAAAATACATCGATGCTAAATAGACCGATGCCCAGCTGAGTACATAGTTCGCGGTACTGTTCTTTACGTGTTTGAATCATGTCCATCAATTGACGGTAACGCTGTGCGCGCGGAATCATGACCCCGTCAGGGGCGGAGATGTCGATGTCAAAAGATGCGTCTGTTGCAAGTGTGTACAGCGCTAGAGTCGTTGCGTACAGAGATACGGGATACTCTTCAAGTGCTGGAAGGTTTTCGAGAGTGATTGTTCGACCTAAAGAGTCAACACGTTTTGCGGTGTGTTCTAGGACCGCCGTACTAACAAAACCCGAAATCTCAGAGTCTTTAAAGTAGCGGTAATGCGTTCCGTTGACTAGAAGAACGGCCCCCGCGGCGGGAACCGCAGCCAAGACAAGAACCCCCGTAGCCTCTTCTACCGTGGAAGTTGTCGTAACGTCAGTTCCGTTTACACTAACTTGTACGCTAGCCCCGTTAAGCGGGTTATAGGAAAGCTGGAATCGGTTAGTTGTGCCATCTGGGTACAAGCGCTCAACAAATGACTTGGCGATGTCACCCAGCTCTAGGCGAACGCGGTCAATAAGTGATTGGGTTGTAGCCAATGGGACCTCCGAAGTCTCACTCTAGTTTCTCGCAGAATACTGCAAAAATCAGCGCAAATAGGAAAACTCCCCCTGCTGGGAGGAGGGCGGGGACCAGCAGGGGGAGAACTTAACTAGGGTTTATGCGCCCCAAGTGTACCCGAGCCGAGCCAGGTGAGCAGCAAGTTCAACAGGAACTCGGTACTTTACGCCCTGCTTAAAGCTGTAGTGGTTACCAACACCGTAAGTCATTTCTTCGATGTCGTGGGTGGTGCGGATAATGACCATGCCATCGTCCTTGAGTGCAACTCCTACTTCCTCAACCTCGTCAATCAAGAGTGGGACTGTAGGGTTCTTTGGGTCGAAAACGTCGTTCTCGAGACTTTCTGCTTCAATTCGTCGAGCAATTGAAATCTCGTCTTGACGTTCAGACAGTTCTTTTGCGCGTTCTTTGGCTGCCTTTTCGGTAGCTCGCCCTGTCGCGTCGGTGGGGCTAGTTGTGCTATTTGCCACGGTGTATTTCTCCTTAGTTTGTTTGTGTTGGGAGGGAGGCCGAAGCCCCCCTCCCAGAGGGTGTCAGACTTAGTTGGTGTAAGCCTTGACGATTGCCTGGTCGGTGATGATACCGAGGCCCCAGATGGCGTACCATGCGAGAGCGTGCTCACGACCGAAGTCGAGGACGCCACCGTCACGGAGCTCAACGGGCAGCGAAATCGCGTGTCCGAAAGCGTTGTCACCAATCATGAGCGACTCGTAGACATCAGCCGAGTTGCCAGTTGCCGAGGTGAGGTAACCCGCTTCAGCGGTGAAGTCCGTCGATGCGGGGTTTCCACCAGTACCAGGAGAGGTGTTGGCCTTGACGGGAACAACGCTTGCGTTGGCGGGAACGCCAACGTTGGTCGAGGTGGTGTACGTTCCCGACGCGGCGAGCTTCTTGACCTGAGTCGTTTCGATGAAGACGACGTCGTAGAGACGACCGATTTCACCGAGCATGAAGTTACCAGGAGCAGCGTACTTCGTAACTTCGATGAACTCAGGGTTCGAACGAAGGTCACGCGACTGCTTGGGGTGAACGAACATGACGTAGGTCTCACCAATGCGGGGGATGTTCTTACCAGCGAGGGTAAGAGCAGCGTCCTTGATGGTTCCCGTGGTCAGCTTGTGGTTTCCGTCGAGGTCCGAGATAGCCGTTCCAACCGTACCTTCAGCGTAGGTGTTGAAGGTTGTTGCAGCGGTGTAGCCCGAACGGTCGTAACCGAAGACAGCCGAGGTGGCAGCCGACAGCGTGTCGCGAGCCTGCTGGTCAAGGTACTGTGCCATGTGGCGACCGAGCAAACGCGAAGCCGATGCCATGATGTCATCGAACGACGAGTTGAGGAGGAGCTCCGAGACTGCCGTTGCGTAGCCGTGCTCTGCAACAGTGATGGCAATCTGCTCTGCGGTCAGAGCGTTCGTGGTCATACGGACACCTTCAGTGAGAGGAGTCGTGTCGACCGCGAAGTTCTTGTAACGCAAGAAGTTCACGCGGAGTCCAGGAGCAACACCGAGTTCCGTCTTCTTTACAGCGAACTGCTCGAAGCGGAGGATTGGCATAGCCTGGAAGAGGATTTCTTTAGACCAGATGGTCTGGATTGCCTGCGAGAGCTGCGAGTTGCTGCCCGAGTAGGCTGTGGGAGCACCAGCAAGCTGGCCTGTCCCTGTAATAGCTGAAGCCATGAGGTTTCAACCTTTCTGTTTAATGGATGGGGTTGGTGGGTTAAACTACCCGAAGAGTCCCTGTCCACGATTATTGCTTGCTCCACCGAGCAGTTTGCTGCGGTTCTTAGCGTAATCCGCCAGTGACATCTCTGCGATGTTTTCTGGCGAGTACGAGCGTGAGTCCGAGTCGTTGTCGAGGGGTCCCGATGCAGGAACCGTGATACGGCTACCTTGCATCTCTTTCCTACTTGCCTGCGCAGCTTGCGCAACCGAGTCGAAAATGTTTGCCGACTTGGTCTTGAGAGCGTTAATGCTCTGTTCAACCTCATCAACGTTGTTTCCCTGAACCATGTCAATCAGGTCAGGAATAATGTTGTCGCGCTCCTGCTCAACTCGCTGAGCGCGGTACTGCTGAAGTTCCTGGAACTCACGTTCACGGTCGAGAAGGGCAAATGCCTTTTCACGCTCGTTACGCTCTTCTTCCAGCTGAAGCTGCCATTCTGCTTCCTTCTTTGAGAGAAGGTCACGAAGCTCAAGAGTTTCTTCCTCTTCACGCTTCTTCTGCGCGGCTGCTTCTGCATCCCGCTGGCGGCGCTGCTCTTTGCGAGCATCCTCCTGGGCGATGCGTTCCTGCTCTGCCGACTTCAAAGCTGCCAGTTCTTCGCGCATCTTTTCCATCTGAGGGTAGAGCTTGTTCTTTTCCTGTTCGCGAGCCTTTGCAAGTTTGTCTGCAAGTTCATCTCCCTGAACAGATACTGCTGCTACTGTCGAGATTGCCGCGTCTTCAACGTCGGTCGCGGGACTCGTAACCGCTTCTGTGATTTCGTTGTCCGTCATGGATTTACTCTTTCCTGTGATAAGGGTCTTTTTCCGAATGTTCCCAGGGGAACGTGCCACGTGACCTTGTTACTTAATACCAGTGAACCTGATATTAAAGTCCTTGTCATGCTAAACGTAATGTTTAGTTATCCTTCTCAACGGTGCGTCGTTGCGGAATTCTAGTTCCATACGCCTCGGTGATAAGCTTCTCGCGCAATGCTTGCTCGTTCTGGTCGTCAAGCAGCGTCGTGTTGGTAAGTGGGTCACTGACTGATTCCTCAGTTTGCGGACCAACCACTCCGTCTCCGACCATGTCTCCATCGCCAAGCATTGTTGGTTCAAGGGGCATTGCCTGTCCGTCGGGACCTGGCATCATTCCCGTGATGTCCATAATCTGCTTTGTGACCTGGGTCTGAATCATCTTGAGAGCACCATCGCTGGTAGCGTCGTCGATGAGTTCGGAGCGAATCTCTTGCAGCTTCTCTTCGGGGAACTCCTCGCCAAGTGCGCGCAGTGCGCCTTCCTTGGACTCAAGTCCCATCTGCATCTTCATCTGAATCTCGTTGAGGAGAACCAGCTTGTCGAGTGGCAGTGGCTGCGGGAAGTAGACCGATGTCTGGTACGTGAGTGGGTCATTGGGGTCGAGCTGCGTAAGCTGACCGTCTTTGAGTGGACCGTTGATGTCGGGGTTGTAGGAGAACGTCTCAGGCTCTTTGAGCGCAAGGTTGAGCATGATGAGCTCGTTAATCTTTTCGATACCAGAACCGTACTGCGCAACTTTTTGCGTCCAGCGGTTCATCAAGGGCTGGTACTGAATTGCCAGTGCAACACCCGAAGTGTTAGAGATGGACTGTACCTGACCAAGAGCGGTCTCAGGAATGTTCATGAGTTCGAACATTGAGCGCTTGAGGCTCTCCAGGAACTGCATAGCGCCAGCAAGACCCGACGCTCCGCCCTCGAGGTTAAACACCTGAGAGTCTTTAGGAAGTCCGCCCCAGACCTTCTTGGCACCCTTCTCGAGGTTGGACGCTTTGGCTCCGACAATTACCGTAACAGGGGCTGCGTGGTAGTTGACGATGTCCGCGATGTCCGTCGAGATTTCGTTGAACGAACGATTCAGGGAGATAATGTCGTGTGCGTCGGAAAGACCCCACGGGCTACCTGAAACTGGAATGTTAGGGATGTGTACAACGGGGATAAGTCCCAGTGGGTTGGGGCGGCTGTCGATGAGCTCATCGTTGATGTACTCTTCGATGATGTCATCCGTAAGGATTTCGGTGTAGGTAAATACCTGGCGAGTTCCTTCAAGGCTGGTTCCCCAGAAACGGTACTTCTGCTTGAAACGCAAAAGACGCGTACGGTCGTGGGGGTGAAACTCGGGGAAACAGAACGCTGGGTTCAGAGGAAGGATTCGGACACGACCTGGGTGATAACGCCCAATGCCGTCTTCATACGCTTCTTCGTACGCAACCTTGACAAACGTGTCGCCCGTGATTCCGCCAGTCTGCGCCATCTCCAGGAGAATGCGCTTCTTGTCGTTGTCTACTTCCCAGACGCGGTCAAGGAGGTCAGGAACGATTGCTTCCGTAACTTTGGGCGAACGGAAACGCACACCGCTACCAAAAGTAAATCGCGCAAGGTAGTCAAGCATAGCTCGGTAGTAATTGACCGAGATTTGCATCTCACCTTGTTCACGACGGTAGCCCCAGTGGTGACCGAGGTACATTGCCCAGTTAAGCGAGTAACGGTTAAGTCGTGGTCCGTGGACTTCGAATTCCTCATCAGCAAGTTCTACGAGCCCTAGGGGCGAGATGCTGATTGTGAGGTCCGAGGACGCCGCACGGTAGCTTGGGGGTGAGAAGTCGAAATACGATGCACCACTCATCGACTAATCCTTTTTGTCTTGTTCATGTTTTCCGCCCTTTTCCATAGCTTTGGTCTTTTCAGACTTAGCCATGTGTTTGTGTTGTTCGTGTGCGTGCCTGTTCTTCATCAGTTTTGCACGACGAGTTTCCTTGTTGTGTTCCGCAAACTGCCCACCGTGGTTGACATACTGGTCATGCACCCAGTGAGAAGCCGCTGGGTTTGGGTAGGTTTTGTACTTCATTCTTGCTTGGAGAACAATGAGCTTCCAAAGGCGAGGGTTCGTCGGAACGCGGTTCGAGTGACGAGTGTCTCCCGATGCGGCGTTTGCCGAGGCTCCTTGCACGAATCCCATTATGTCTCCTGAAAGACCTGGCGGGGGCCTACCCTGGCTACTACCTTAAGATACAGCCGTAAGTGGGCCAAAGCCCCCTGCCAGGAAATTAGTCGTTTACGACAGTCGGGTTCATCCGCATGGTGCGAGCACCAGAGCGAACAACCACCTCGTGGGTCTGCTCGGCGTAGTTCGTGAACGAACCGTGAGCAAACTCACCGAGGAACGTCGGTGCTTCAATCCAGGCAGCCGAGCCAACGTGAGCGCGCTCTCCGAGCGTCTCAGCGGCAGGCTTCTGCCAGACGGGAGCGTTGCGGTTCGGACGGCCTGGAGCCGAGGCAAAGCCGCTTGCAATTCCCTTCTGGAAATCTGTGGGGACATCGGTGTCAGTCGCGAGACCTTCTTCAAAGCGAAGCGGTCCACGACGTTCTTCGTTTCCAGACATCTTAAGCTCGTAAGCCTGAGGTGCTCGTTCGGGGAAACCTGGTGCGGGGGCAATACCCATGTTTTCTAACTCCTTAGTCAATAGAAATGCGCATTTCTACTTTCTAGTGTGCCCAACTAACGGGGGATTGTCAGCGTAAACGTAAATTCTAAAAGAATGGGTTGTTTGATGCCTCAATGGTAGGCATAACTAGGTCAACCGTCATGGAGCAGGCGAGAGACAACGAGTCAACAAAGTCGTCGTGGGCGTGCGCCTCGTCGGGCGCTTCTACAACGAACTGGTTGCCTTTGTACTTGATTTCTGCGTCAGTCATCTGCTGCATGAACCGCTTCCAAACACGAAGGCGACGGGTCTTTGCGTGAGCGGGGTAGCCAAGCATACGGCGCTGCATAAGCGCTTGAAGATGCTTGTACCGAGTAGATTGTTCCTTTTGGCTTGATGTAAGAGGAACTACCTCAGCGCGAGGCATGAGGACCTTAAGTCGTTGGGCTACTGCGTCACCAACGCCGTTTGCATCGACTCCGATAGCAAGTACGTCGTAGTTACTGAGGAAGTTAACAATCTGGAAGTACTGCTCTTCCCAGTCTTCACCTTGAATTTCAAGCCAATTAAGAACGCGGTGGTCGTAATAGCCAAACTCGTCGGGGCGGTCCCAGTCAACCCACACCACAGTTATCACTGTAGAGTCAAGTTTACGGGCAGGGTCAATACCCACCACCACTGGAGTCTGGTGCCATTGTTTTACCAGTTCCTGCGACGTATCTCCGAGCTCATCCATAAGACCTTGGGTAACGAACATACCGCGGTCGAGCAACCACTTGCAGCTGTACGACATCTGGAACTCGTCAGAGTCCTCGCCAATGCGCAGCATTTCCTTACGGATGAACTTCTTGTAGTTTTCGTTGACCTTAGCAACGTCTTTCCAGTCCCACTGGAAGTGGTTCTGCCGTGCCCCGCGGGAAGTGGCGCGCCGCTTGTTTAACTGAATTGCTTTGTAGAAGTTGTTCTTAGAAGTAGTGGGGGTTCCAGTTTTAATCATGGTTCCTGCGTAGTACGCAAGCATGGGCGAGATTGACTTGGAAACAACAAAGTCATCAGCTTCCTGGCACTCGTCGATAACGATGACGTGGAAGGACTTTGACTCAATCTTTGCGCGGGGGTTTGCCGTCATCATGGTAAGAAACGAACCAAGGCGAGTAAGTCGGATGGTTCGAGTAACCCCACCTACACGCTTTGCTTGGTCGTCAATTTCAGGGTCACCCAGTACTTCGGTGGCTCGCTCAGAAGTCAACCTAGATACCGCTCGACTAAACAGGGTTTCTGCCTGCGATTCGGTGGGGGCAAACATGCCCACCCATAAACCGTCTTTGAATTTGCCCAGAAGCTCGGGGTACAGCTTTGCGAGAAGAGGAAGGAGAATCATGAGCGCAGCAAGCGTGTCGGCTACTGTCTCCGTTTTTCCTGACTGACGGGATGCGAGTGCAGTAATTTCTTCGCCATCGTTGATGATTACGGACTCGATGATTCGTCGGCTTAGCGGAAGCTGGTAAGAGTGCAAGCTGTGACCCACCAGCATGGTCATAAACTGCTGAATCTTGTCTATTAGACGGTTGACAAATTCAGGAGATAGTTGGTCATCTTCTGGTTCCTCAAACTCATCGGCATCCTCGTCGTCAAAGTTTTCGAAGAACTCAGGAGTAATCTCCTCAAATCTGTCATCGTCATACTCAGAAGTCATTAGAACGTTTCTTCAATTCATTTAGGATTGCTGCGAGTGCCTCAGCGCCAACTAGCGCTTCGTCAAGAAGTGCTGAATCTTTAGACCTCATCCAACCAGTGGTTTCTTTCCCAATCACGAAAAGCGCGTTTTCCGCCCACGTCACCAGGTCGGGAGTCGAAATCATCGCTACCCTCTTCTCCAACTTCGATTGTTGGGGCTGGGGTCCAGCCTTTTTCTTCCACGAAATCATCATAAGTTACATCCCGCCTTTCAATTGCCCGTGTTAGTGCTGCTTCTTCATCCTCCGCCTGCCCAGTCCAACGACCAAAAGCAAGCGCCTTATGAAAGGGTAGTCTAAAGATAATGGGTTCCGCAGTGCGAAATGGTTCCTCAATTTCTTGAGTCCAACCACGCACCGCGAGCTTAGTGCCCCAGACTACAGGGAAATCTAGTAATTGTACGTATCTTTGTGTTCCGATGTTGTGTGCCTTAGGCATTGTGCTCCTATGTAACTCCGCCTGAGTATCTCTTCTGGCGGTAACTTGGTCGTACGCTAACCTGGGTGGCGCGCGAAACTCGGTAAAGTTGTTCACGGATTAGTGGGTCAACCTGAGATACATCTGCGTATCCACGAGGTTTGCTTACAAACAGTCCGTCTGTCTTCTGTCGTCCGTTAGGAAATCCCCTGTTTAGCCAAGGAGAGCCCTTAGAGTACGAAGCGGAAAACGCTTGCCACTCTTGGGCTGAAACTTCATAGTAATTGTAAAACGTTCCGTCACGGAATACAACCGTCATTGTTTGACGTGAAGGGTCGTATCCCGCCGCAACGGTGCGCGGGCGAGCATAGTTTGTCGACGATGTAGGGACATCGGTAATGAGCACCGCATCAATCTCCCCAATACCTGCGGGAAGAATACCGAACTCGTCGCCTGCCTCGGAAGGGCCGCGGTTGATTAGTGCGTCGCGCTCCTGCGGGTCGTAGAACGTGCCTGCAGCCCCTGTGACGGCGTAGCGCCCGTTGGGTCCTTCGGCGGTAAGGCCGAGTGCCGAGAGGGCCGCCTCGTCGTCCCCGTAGCCCGCAGCAAGTCGCTTGTACTTTGCGTAACCTTGGTTAGACCCAAGCAACCGCTTTACTGCGGCAGCCGAGCCCTGCCCGTTTGGTGCTACGAGACCAGTAAGGTCCGCTCCCAAAGTTTGACGAACAGGGAAAGCCTGCCCAGAAGTGTTTAACTCCTGAGCAGGACCCTGACTCGCTGGGAGCGGACCTACTCTAGCCATTAGCTATCTTGGACTAAGCGGCCCAAGGCGTGATGGTGATGGCTGCGCCGACGACCGTCGAGTTAGCACCAGCAGCAACCGACTGCGACTTGATGGTTGCAGCAGCACCCTTGAGGACAGTACCAGGAGTGATTGCACCCGTGTCAGCAACGGTCCAGCCAGTACCCGCGATAACGAGGGTCGAGCCGCTTCCGCCCGTGACAGACCAAGTACCAACAAGTGCTGCGGGAATACCCGTACCAGCTGTGATGGTGACCTTGTTTCCAACTGCCCAAGTACCAGTTCCGCCAGCAATGGTGACCGTTGCAGCAGTCGTCGTTGTGACGTTAATCTGGGTGGGCTGGGTTGCCGTGTTGGTTGCACCAGCAGCAGTCGTAACGGTAAATCCGTCATCCACAAGGATGCGGCTTGCCAGTGCTGTGGCGACACCAAGAACGCTAGGAACGACAACATAGCCAGCTCCCTCGGGACCTGCTGTGCCTTCCAAGATACCGTCGTTGTCTGCGTCGATTACCAGCGGGTAGCCGTTCCAGTTTTGGTACGCGATTTCGTGATTGTCGAGCGCGGGGTTAAGTACTGTCCCGCCGTTCTCGAGGCGCTCGTCGTTCGGCTGGAGAGGGAAGTTTCCCCATACAAAGTCGACGGCGACGTTACCTGATGAATCAACCAGGTTTCCGTTTTCGTTATTTGCCATGATTTTCCTTACATTCGAATGTAGTTGCCTACGGGGTAGGCAATTTCAGGTTATCAACCAACCAAGGTTAATACCTGCTAAACGCTACTCGTAGTCTTCGTCGTCTTCGCAGTCGTGGTCATCCATCATGTATTCGTACATAATGTCTTTGCACTCTTTACAGCGGAAGAAACGGACGTCGTCAAGTGCTTCGTGCAGTGAATCTCCGTGGTATTCGGGTTCTTCTGCTTTGGGATTAGCCGCGTACAGTTCGGGCGGGAAGGGCCCATATGCAGGGGCAGCCGTCGAGGGAACCCAATGTCCCTGGACGGCATGCCTCCTGATGATTGCCATCAGTTACTGGCAGCTCTCGCACTGCAATGCTTCCATCGGGTCGATGGGGCAGGCGTAGCCATCTACTGAATCACTCGTTGGGTTCACTATCTGTTACCTCTTCCGCTGTAGGCTCGTTTTCGTTAGAGTTCGAGTCTACAACCTCCGCCTCTGGAGTGGAGTTGATAACAGTAGTTGTTTTTGACTTTTTGGCTGCTTTTGCTGCGGCGAGCTCTGTAGCGAGGCTTTCGTCGGTAGAAAGCGAGACCAGAAGAGGACGAACCGAACGCGGTGCGTCATCGGAGCAGTAGTAGATGTTCTGGACGTTGCTGATGCTGTAAACAAAGGTTGCATCATTGGCGCAGTTTGCACATTTAGTCATTACTTCATTCCTTGCTTGCTTCGTCGGGTCATTGCTGCGCGCTGTGAACCAGTTGCGCTGTTGTAGCCCTTGTGTTCTTTAGTTCCCGCTTCAAAAGGGTTTTTGGGGTGAGGGTTACGTGCGCTGTACTTTGTGGGCATGCGCGTTGTCGCGGGCGCTGCTGGCGCAGCGGCGGGAGTTGTTCTGGGCTGACGAGTACGGGGCTCTTTGAACTGCGTCATTGTTTTACCCGTTCCAAAGTCAATCTCTGTCCGAGCTACGCCGCTCTTTTTTGCCGCCATGTCTGCTTCAGACTTTAGCTCGCCAAACGTCGTTGCATTTTTTCGGGTTTGCTTACCCTCAGCCTTTACGACTTTAACCCGAGCTTTTCCCTCGTATTTAATTCCAACAAGCTTGGCGGCCTCTTGAATCTTAGTCTTGTCCAGAGATAGCTGGCCCATAAATTGTTCGTGTGACATCTGCCGCCGACGCGCAAAGGCGTCGGCAACCTTTCCCATCCCGCTCTGCGCAGCTTCTCCAGCAGGATTGCTTTTTGAGGTCTGGTTCGTGCGGAACTCTCCGCTTGAACCCATGATTCCTGTTTCAGCCATTTTTGTTTATTTCCTTTTCGAGGTGTTCGAAGCGAGCGTCGCCTTCAGCAAGGCGCTTATCGATTGACGATATCTTTCGCTCAATTCGGTCCAGAGAGTCCTTCATGGACCCTCCGCCATTCTTCTTGAATTGTCCGTCTAGGTTATTCAGGCGTTCCATCACGCCAGGTTCCTTGTCGTGCCCAGGACGAGCAGCCTCGCCTGACCAGTCTCGCATAAATACGTCCCAACTTCTCGTGAATTTAATAAACTTGTTCCACAGAGGGGCAATTATTACAATGGTCGTACCGATAGTCGACGCGACCATTGTAACTAACGCCAGGGTGTCCATACGTTACTTCTGAGTGTCTTCTTCGAACTTCTTGACTGCGTCGTTTGCTGCGTCAGAAACGGTCTTCTTAGTAGCGCGTCCCGTAGTGGCAATTGCGTAACCAACCGCACCAACCACACCAAGCATGAGGGTTACCCACGCAATGAGGACACCAGTCATCGGGTCACCCGTGATTACGGCACCCGAACCTGCTGCACCACCAAGAATGAACAAGAAGATACCAAATCCGCGCCAGAGGATTTCTCCTACAACGCCGAGGAAGATGTCAAACTTTTCTTTGAAGGTCATTTAGCCAACTGCTTTCCATGTTTTTGGGCCAACGATGCCATCTGCAACCAGCCCATTCTTTGTCTGAAATGCTACGACTGCTGCCTTAGTTTTTGGTCCAAAGTCACCGTCTGCGGTGATACCGAGCTTGTTCTGCAAGTATTTTACGTCAGCGCCTTTGGAGCCCTGCTTGACTGTAGCGCGGGCAGCTGGCGCGGCGGGAGCAGCTGTTGCTCCACCTTGCTGTGCGAGAAACGCTTCGTAGTCAAAGTTTCCTGCGCCGTTGACGTGCTTACCGCCAATGCGGGCAGAGAGGTGGAGGTGGGGACCATACCCGCGCTCAGAGCCCTTGCCCGAAGCACCAGAAAGTCCAAGTACCTGACCTTGAGTCACGGCTTGTCCAGGGGATACGTCAACGCGGCTGAGGTGCAGGTAGTCGAAGTTGTATCCGTCTGTGGTCGTGTCGAGGTAGACCATACGCCCGCCAGCACCAGCAATAGACGTGGTCGTTCCCACGACTACACCGTCAGCAACTGCAACCACGGGGGTTCCAATACCGACAACGTAGTCAGTTCCAGGGTTGACTGACTTGCGTGCCTTGTGTGCGTTGAAGTCGTCCGAGATGCCCGCGTTTACGGGACGAACGAATCGGGGTTTGGGAGCGGGCTTGGGAGCCTCTGCGACTACCTCGGCTGCCTTGGCGATTACCGCCGCTGCCTTAGCGCCAGCTTCGTCGTGAGTAGGCTCGGGAGCCACTGGGTCAGTCTCTTTGGCTTCCACAGGTGCGGTAGCAATGGACTTTTCCCACTTGATGAGTGCTTCAAAAAACTTTACAGGCTCGATGTAACCTTTGCCTGTTGCGCTCCATGTGTGCGACGTACCTTTGTGGAGTTCCCAGTGAAGGTGCTTGCCAGTCGACATTCCCGTCGAGCCCATCTTGCCGAGAGCAGTTCCTGCCTCGACTTTCTGGCCCTTCTTAACCTTGACCGAACCGTCTGCCATGTGAGCGTACAGGGTGGTGTACCACTGGCCCTTAATCTTGTGCTTAAGAGTTACGGAGTTACCGAATCCTGCGGGGTTGTTTCCCACCGCAATAACCTTGCCCGCATACGGAGCTTCAATCACACACGGCGATTTGCCCGACCAAATGTCGGTTCCGTTGTGATGCTTTTTTGTTTTTGTTACTGGGTGGATACGCCACCCCATGTACGAGGTAACTTTCCAGGCTTTACCAGGCCGACCATCAATTGCAAACTGTGCAGTCATCGTGACTCCTAACGTCTTTTCTAGTGTAGGTTAAATACCTGTTTTTTTCAGGGGAAACTAGAAGGTGACGCCCCTCCGACGGGAAACAATGTTGCTAGGGTTGCTGCTTGCGTTAACGGATTCGCCCTGCACACCTCGACCTCGACGTGCGTAATTAAAGATTGACGGAGCGTTGTTAGACCGCGGGGCCTGGTAGGCAACGGAATCAACAAATGATTTGGCGCGACGATTCTGCACGGGGATGAGGGGCTTGCGAGGGACCATGGCGACCATACTTCTATGGTGACAGAAAGATTGGGGATAAGCTTGGCAAACATTGCGCGTTGTGGGGTCCTCACCTGACTATGTAGTAGAGTTACTATTTAGTAGGATTATAAACAAGTAGGGAAAACAGTAGGGATATTGTGCTGCGCACATAAAAATGTGTGGTAGTGTAACAACCAAAGGAGAGCAAATGGAAGAACAAATTACCCGCATGATGGAGCTTGCCGAAATGAA